CAGTTAAACTTGCCGCGGCAATACGTGCATCTGCTCTTCCATTTGTAAAGTAAAGATTACTTGAACCTTCTGTTAATGTATCTGTATTTGAGTGTCCAGGATCTCCTGGTACCCAAGCACTACCACTCCATTTTAAAGTTTTATTTGTTGCTAAACCTGTTGTATTTACATCTGATAAATCATTTATACTTGCCGCCGCTATTCTGGCATCTGCTCTTGCGTTTGTGTAATACAAGTTTGAGCCTTCTGATAAATCTGCTGTTGATTTTGCACTAAAGCCTGCATCTACTCTTGCATCTGCTCTTGCATTTGTAAAATATAAATTTGTTTGTTCTGGGACGTCTGCTGTTGATACTTGATTAGCACCTGTACCAAAATCAATGTGTGTATCGTTTACTGAATCTGCCGCTAAACTAATTGTACCTGAAATTGTACCTGTTGTTGTTATATTTTTATTGCCAAAATCCCATCCACTAGTTTTATAAACTAAACTTGCAACGTTAGATCCGCCCGATTCAATAACTATTCCTGAACCTGCGGCCTCTAAATTGCCGCCTTTGTTTAAAACAATTCTGTTATCTTTAATATCTGTATCTGTTGATGTCGTTGATATTTGTGATCCGGATACTTTTAAATTACCCGTTACAACTAAATCATCTGCTTTAATTACTGCTTGATCGGCCATTGTATAATCTCTCTTTTACTATAGTTATTTAGCAGTTTTGGCCAAAATGTATTATATGCTGTTATAAAGAAAAACCCCCGGGTTGCCCCAGGGGTTTTAATATTTTTTATTTCACTTTTGCGTAAATGACTTACACAAATGCCGCGTTTGCAATCGCAATATTTGATAGGTAGTCTGCTGAATTACCAAGTGATGATGCAGTGTTTGTTAACTCTACATAACCGTATCTTGTCATGAAGCTTACTACTGGCTCAAATGTTGACGGATCAACAATAACGCCTGAAGACATAAGTGGAATGTATGGGCAATAGAAAGCCGCCGCATCTACTTCACCTGCACCTTTGTAACCAATTAAAACTGGTGATGAAGATGAAAGATATGAGTTAACATATACTCTCATAGCACCGTTTAATGTACCTACAAATTTAGTGTTTGTTGGAGCTTCAAACGTACCTTCAGTTGTTCTTGCGAACGCTGAAGTTGTAGCTGATTGTAAAATTGTCAAAGCTTCTGGAGAAACAACAGCCCAGTTAGCCGCGCCTCTTCTTGTTCTTTGAGCAATTAAGTTTGCTTGTTGGTTGATTAATACAGCCAACACCGCGTGTCTGTCACCTACATAGTGAGGTGTACCAGTGAACGAACCGTTCATATCGAACGTTGCGCCTGCTGAACCAGATAAAGATGTTAATGAAGCTAAAATTTCTTGGTCGATCTCAGCCGTAATTTCTTGTGCTAATGCCGCCATTACTTCTGCTTCTACATCTAAACCATGCATTGCTGATGCGTCTTGTGCCGCTTCAAATGTCCAACGTGCAGATAGCTTTCTTGTTTTAGCTTCTACAGTTTGTTTTAAGATTTGAATTGACATTTTGTTACCAGCCGCACCCTCTAATGAAGATGTTGATGCACCTGCAGGTGTTGATTGTGTACCTGCACCTGGATTTGCAGAATATGATCTTGCAATTTCAAATGGTGATAATGCTTCAGCACCTGCTGTTACACCATCTTTTGAATCTGCATATCTTACTCTCATTGTGTGAATTTGACCTACTGGACCAGTCATTGGTTGTACACCAACGATTTCGTTAGCGATTACAGTTGGCATCACACGTCTAATAATTGGAAGAATTACTTTGTTTAAAGCCGCTACGTTGCCGGCACCTGTTGCGCCAGTTGTTGCCGCCTCAGCCAAGTAAGTCTTTGTATTCTCAAGAACAGTGTCCATTGATTTTGCTCTTTGGCCTGATAGACCTTCCATCAATGCACTTTTAGTATCTGTCCATTTTTCTGTGATTACTTTATCAGTCATTTTACTTAACTCCTAGACCTGCTAGTTTTTTAAGTTCAACAATCTCACCAGATTCTGATTCAGTTGTTTCAGAAGGTGTTTCTCTATTACCAGTTACCTCTGTTACTGATTCAGTAACAATTGTTTTATTTGATTCTGCTGGAGCAGATTCATTTAAAACTGCTGGTAAGTATTTGTTAAACTGTTTTTTTAAATCGCTTGTTTGTACAGATTCAAGCAATTCATTCATTACACGACGCTTGTCTTTAGATAAAGATGACGTCAACTCTGTAAGAGTTTTTTCACGTACATTTTTATCTTCAGCAATTCTTAATTTAGTTTGAACTGCTTCGATTTCTGCGTCTTTTTCTTTTAGTTTAGATTCCGCATCAGTAGTAGTTGCTGTTGCAGTTTCTAATTCTTTTTGAAGTTTTCTAACCTCTGTACCTTCGGCTAGATGAGAAGACATATACTCGCCTGCGAATGCTTCAAAAACTTTTCTACCAAAGTTGTTTTCTTTAGCAACTTTGATATCATCTTTAAGTTGTGATAATTCGCTAGTAAGTGATTTTTCAACTGCTTTCTCAACAACACCAGCCGCTTTAGTAACAAAACGTTGTTTTGCATCAGCAATCATTTTCTTGCCTTCTGCAACTAATTTAACTTTTTGTTCTACAACTGCTTTTTTGTCGTTTTCGAATTCAGTTAACTCTTTTGCTAATTGTTTAACAACAAAGTTTTCCAATTTAGCAAAATTGTTTTGCAAATCTTTCTTATCTGCGTGTAGTTCTTTTACTTCTTTAGCTAATTGTTCAGCAACAAAAGTGTCTACTAAACCTAAATGTTTATCAACATTAGTTTTGTAAGCAACTCTTTCTGCCGCCAATGCTTCCTTGTCAGCCTTGAATTCTTCCATTTCAGAAACAAGTCTGTCAGTTAACATTTTGTCCATAGCTTCAACAATTTGACCCTTGTCATTTTCATAACGTTGAGCAAATTCATCGCGAAGTTCAGCTGTGATCTCTTCTCTGGCTTCGTCTAATTTCGATTTCCAAGTTTCTTGAATTTGGCTTTTCAATTCTTCTGAAATACCATCTGCTTCAAGAATTCCTGTAAAAATATCTGCCATGAGTCGTTCTCCTATAACTTCAGCTCTTTTATTAATTTAACTATCTCATTTCTAAGATAGCTTTCAGCCCTACGATCATACATCGAATCTGCGCCAAGACCATAAATTCGTCTGCCGCCTCTCATGTTCATAAGACCTTCGTATATTGCTTTCGGATAAGCATCCGGAGCCGATGGTTGGGCTACAATATCTACAGTAACGATTTCAAAATCAGCAACTTGTCCTGATTCATTTACGTTTCCTGTACCTCTTGAGCTTACACCTAATTTCGCTCCACTTTCCAAAAGTGTTTTAACAATGTTCCCCATTGGGGTTGGTAAAATTTTAAGTTTACCAATTCCATTTGGACCGTCCATCCACATACTTTCAATCATATGTGAAACACGATCCAAATTTACTGTTAATTCTTCAGGATGATCGGCTTCTCCAAGGACTGATAAACCATCTTTAAGTCTTGAATCAATTGAGTTTACTGCCTTTTGAATTTCATCTAAAGGATAAACTCTTTGATTTTGGTTCTTCACTCCACCTTGGATAAAAACGCCTTTCATGTATAAGTTTTTCTTATCACCTTCGCCTTCTTTTAAAATTTCAATTCCGGCTTGGTCAAAAGTTAAACTTTCTAATAACGGTTTTACCATATTGACGATCTCCTAATCTTTTACCTTACTATTCAACCTTATGCACTAGCTTTCGGTTTTGGTGCAGGTGCTAATTTAGCCTTCTCCTGTTTTGGACTGTCTGGATTGTCCTTAACAGCAGGTGCTTTACCGCCCGCTTCTTCGCCACCTTGAGCAATGTTACCAGCGTCGCCGCCCATATCATTTTTTGATGCAACTGGTGATTTAGTACTATCTGAACCATCTGAATGGCTAACTGCCACTTTTGATAACTCAGTTGCTTCTTCTAAATCTTCTGCGTCTTTTGAATCTTCTTCAGAACCTTCAGTAGCAATTTCATCTGCAACTTCAACTGACTCTTCTGGTGCAATCATTGGCATTTCTGCTTCTGCATCACCTTCTAAATCATCTGCCGCTTCTTCTGAATCGCCATCTTCATCGCTCATCATTTTTTCAAATTCTGCTTTAAGATCTTCTAAAGCGTCTTCTAAGTCGTCAACTCTGTCTTCAACGTCGCCGTCTTCGTCACCTTTGTCGTCAGCGTCTGCATCTGCATCATCGCCTTCTTCATTAGTTTCTTCGTGCTCAATTTCTTCAGCCGCCGTGTCAGCTTCGTCTTTGACATCATTAATTAAGTCTTCTTCAGAATCACCCGTACCAGCTACTGTTTCTTCAACTTCTGTTTCAGCATCAGCAGTTTCTTCTACAGCTTCCTCTTTTGATTCGTCTGTAGCTTCTTTAGTTTCTTCAACTGCTTCTTCTTTTGCTTCTTCTTTAGTTTCTTCTACAGCTTCCTCTTTTGATTCGTCTGTAGTTTCAGTAGTAAGATCTTCTTCAATCTCATCAGTCTGGTTGTCGATTAATTCTTCATGAATTTTTCTAGCTTTCTCAACAATTACATCATGTAAAAGCTCTTGAGCTTTGTCTGATTCATTGTTTACTAGATATTCTAGAACTTGTTCTAGTTTTGATCTCGTTGTAGACATATCATATCTCCTAAATCTTATTCACGTGAATATATTTAGACACCTATTTTCGTGTCGACTATAACTTATATTTAACATAATTATAGGAAATTATAGGCAAAGAAGCCTATTTTGAGCCGTTTTTGACGTCATTTTATTTAAAAACGCAGTTTTTGGCCTATTGTACTGGTTGTGCGTACATTGTGGCTACAAATTCTTTGTTTTTTTCAATGTCAGCTTTACGCATTTCACGTACTTTACGCAACTTGTTTAAGTGCTGTAAAGTTAATCTAGTCTTACGACTATCAGTGATTTCAGCTTGATGAAACTGATCATCTTGTGGAAAATAGGTTTCTTTAACAATTTCTTTGTAACGCATAATAATATTTACCTTCTCTTACCACAGTCACCACATCTGCAATTTTCACAGTTGCAATTTTCACATTTACATTTACAATTTTTGCAAGCCATATTAATATTTACCTTCTCTTAAGACCTTTTCTTGCTCTACCACGTAATTTTTTTAATGACGTATTCATTTTTTTAGTACGTATAGAAGCTGGACTATACTTTTTAGTATATGACGATTTAGCACCTTGTATACTACCTTTTGCTCTACGTGTACCTTTCATTCTATTACTTTGCTGTACATTTAATGGTGCATTGCACGTTTCTGGTTTAGCAACAATACGTCCTTTACGTGGACCTGATGGACAACGAAACTTTCTAGTTAGTTTTCCTTTTTTAGATCCTGATCCAAATTTACCCGGTGATCTTCCAAATATCTGAAATGCTCCAGTTGGCTT